CAAAAGGCTGAGGCTGAGATCGCGCTGAAGCGTGAGAAAATGCAGGCGGATATTCAGCTTGAGCGTGAGAAGATGCAGATGGAAATGGAGCTTCGCCGGATGGAACTATCGGCTGAGGCCGAGCTTCGCGTGGCTAAGGCTATGACCGACGCCGAGATATCGACGAATTTGCCAAGGGCGCAGTAATGGGATCGCAGGCTAACCGCGTATTTAGTGAGGTGGTATATTTAGCCAGCTTTTTCGACTATTATAACAATTGGAGAATGGTGGCACTAAAGCGGTTTTTCTTACAGCCCATCGAAAAGGGGCAGTATTTCTTGATAAGAGAAAACGACAAGCCGGTGGCATTTTTCTCTTACGCGTTTGTCGGTGACGAGGCTGCAAAGCAGCTTGTGGCTGGCGAGCGTTCAATAGGTTTCGATGAATGGAAGACTGGCGACAACCTGTTTATTCCAGACATCGTCTCGCCATTTGGACTAAAGGCGAGCTGGGTTAAATATGTCAGGGATGAACTTGGCAAAAGGTATGGCGACAAAATTAAAGCTCAATGGTTGAGATCATTGAAAGGAAGGTCAGGTTATGCGCTCACGCGATCTAATTGATGGTTTTGACTATAACGAGCATATGCAGCGTCAGATGTTCTGCTTTGGCTCTAGCGACCCCGGTGATAGCGATAGCAGCTATAGCGGCGGCCTTGACTTTGACGAGGAGTTTTCTGGAGATTATGGGCCATCTACATCAGGCCCATCAGTCGGCGGTGGTGGCGGCAGTAGCTATGATGATGAGCTTCCCGAGGCTGTTCGCCCTAGTCAGATCACAGGCGGGGAAACACTTTACACATCAGGCGCACCAACACTGTCTATGGGTACAGCATCGCAAGCGTTGGGCAATGTTGGCGGTGACAGAGGTGTTGGCGGCTTAACAAGAGCGCAATACGGCGAAATGCCGAGTTATATGCAAGATATATACGAAAAGACTGGCGCATATAACTTTGAGTTTGGGCCACAAGGTCGTGTGACAGGGTTTTACGGCCCGCCCGGTGGCTCTCCATTTCCAATGGCAAATATTCTGGGAAAAGGAATTGTTGGCCTTACTGATATGTTACTTGGCCCACCTATGACTGAAGAGGATTTAGCTCTGCGCTCAGTCTACACAGGTTTTGGCGAAGGCAGCCAGCCAGACGGCGGCAGAGACGGAGGCGGAGACGGCGGCACACAAACTGTCAAACCAGTAAACCCTGTCACCGGTCAATGCGACGCTGGTTACATCTTCGACGAGCAGCTAAACGCTTGCCGCTTAGACACACGCGGCGGTGCTGCCGGCGGTGGCGGTGTAGGCTCAGTCGTACCGCCAACCCCCGGCGGATATGCGCGTATGGGCTTGCTCGATGTGGCGCCTACTGGCTTGCCGCAGTTCCAGCAGCAATACGGCGCAGGCTTTGGCACGCCTCAGGACTTTGCGGCAGCCAACCTTAATTTCCGGCGTCAGGGTGCGACATACCCAGAATATTTCCAACGCCCGCCACAACTGTCGGGTTATACACTTCTTTCGTAAGGGGAGATTATGGACGAGCATAAGGTGAGGGATAAGCAGGCCAGAGCCGAGAGGGCTGAGGCACTGCTTCGAAACGAGTTATTAAACGAGGCGTTTGACTATCTGGACGAGCAATTTACAGCAGCTTGGAAGAGTAGCGACGTCAAGGACACGGAAAATAGAGAGCGAGTTTATTATTTGTCTCAATCCCTCAACGCTTTAAAGGGGTATTTTCAAAGCGTAGTAGAGGATGGTAAGTTAGCAGAAGCGCAGCTTGACGATTTCAGGCGGCGTGCAACTGTAACAAAATTAAGGTGATTTAATTATGTCCGACAATCCAGCAGGAACCGGCACTATTTCAATGAATGATGCAATTAGCCTTCTGAGCAATCCACCTGAGGATAATGCAACAGAAGAGCGGCCTGAGGCGCAAGAAGCGTCTCAACAGCCTGAGGCAGAGGCAGCACAGTCTGAACCCGATAACGTCGATGAGACGCCGGATGAGGAATTTGTGGATGATGATGCCGACGACGGCGAAGAGGACTACGACGATGATGAATACGACGCAGACGACGAGGAGCCTCAGCAAACCTACAAAGTCAAAATTGACGGCGAAGAGGTAGAGGTAGACCTAGACGAGCTGCGAAACGGTTATCAGCGCCAGCGGTCTTTTACTAAGAAGTCGATGGAACTTGCTGAACAGCGTAAAGCCTTTGAGGCTGAGTCGGTTCAAACAAAGCAACTCCGCGACACTTACGCGCAGCAACTTGATCTGTTGAGCGCCCAAATCCGTCAGACAGTCGAACAAGAACCTGACTGGAGAGCATTAGCCGAAACAATGAGCGAGCGTGACTTGTTTTTAGCCAAGACCGAGTACGACCAGTACAAGGAACAGCAAAAGCAAGTTGATGTCGAAAGACAGCGCATCGCACAAGAGCAGGCATACGAGCAGGAGCAGAACCTAAAGAAGCACCTGCAAAATCAACGTGCCGAAATGCTCGACCGCATACCCGAATGGAAGAATGACGAGACAAGAGAATTTGAGCGTCAGGAAGTCATTAAGTATGCACAACGCCGCGTTGGCTTTAGTGAAGAGGAAATTGCAAATGCCTCAGACGCTAGGGCTATCGAGCTTTTGTACAAGGCGTGGAAGTGGGACAATCTTCAGTCGAAGAAACCCGACGCCAAGAAACGTGCAAGGCAGGCACCAAAGATGGCTAAGGCAGGACGTCCAAAGACCAAGCGAGAAGTTGCTAGTCGTTCTCGGCAACAAGCGAAAAAGCGTTTTGAAAGCGCTGGAACGGTTGATGCCGCTGTTGAATTTCTAATGGGCAGGTAAGCCCGAAGGAGCAAAAAAATGGCTGTCTTTACGACCCAAAACGCGGTCGGTGAGAAAGAACAACTCGCCGACATCATCTACCGGATTGATCCGGCAGAAACACCAATTTTTTCCAATGTGAAAAAAGAAACCTCAAACGGCATTTTCGTCGAATGGCAAGTTCAGGAGCTGACCGCCGCGTCAACTACTAACTACCACAACGAAGGTGCAACCACCGCAACTGCTGCGGCGACACCAACTGCACGGATTGGTAACTACCACCAAATCTCAAAGAAGGTGTTTGCTACATCCGGGACTTTGGATGCGGTCGATTCCGCCGGGCGTGAGCGTGAGCATAACTACCATAAGGTATTGAAAGCTCTCGAACTACGCCGGGACATCGAAAAAGCAATCGGTGACACAGATGTTGCACGCGACGGTAACGACCCACGCAAGTCAGCTTCACTGACCTGCTGGATGTCAAACGGTTCAGTTGGCGCAACTGGTGCGTTTGCTGTTGGTGCCGATGGCACAACAACAATCACCTCAGGTACCGCACGCCCGCTGACACTTGCACTCATCGAAGATGGGATGCAGGATGCGTGGGAAGACGGTGGAAACCCTCGCCTGATGATCGCGTCAGCGACCAACCGTGCGAACTTCTCAGACCTGTCTGCCACAGGCAATCTGGTGTCTAACGACGTAAACATGACTGCCGCTAAGGAAGTCACATACGTCGGCTCAACATCAGTGTTCCTGACCGACTTCGGTACTGTTGAGGCCGTTCCATCACGCTTGATGGGTAACGACCGTGTGTTCTTGATTGACCCAGACTTCGTGTCAATCTGTACACTGAACGGACGTAACTTCCTTGAGCAGGAACTGTCTCAAGACGGCGATGCCAAGACAAGCCACCTTGTGTCAGAGTGGGCGCTCAAGCCTACCGCGCCTAAGGCACATGCGGTTGTCTTCGATCTTAACGGATCATAATAAATCTGAGGGGGCGGGCGACTGCCCCCTCTCTTTCATAAGGGGAAAAAATGAAACGAGTTTTATACACCGACCCTTACACCGCAAAAGAAGTGGTTATGGATCAGCGCTCTGATGGCACGGACATCATCGAGACAACCCAGCGCTTTGACACGCTGGTAAAGCTAAACCGTCAAATGAATAACGACTACTCAAAGGGCAGCATGATTGGCAATACCCAGCGCCATATGTCGCATGTAGCGGAAATACCAAATGTCGTGTATAATCACTTGCTAGAGACACTAGGCACGCCAGCCGAAAACCCAAAGGGGTGGAAGGCTTGGTTGAATAATAGCGAGAACCGAGACTTTAGAACTGGTGGCGGGCATATCTGATGGCAGTTGATACCTACACAAACCTACAAACGGCTATCGCTAATTTTTTAGCGCGTAGCGATTTGACGGCGCAAATCCCTGACTTCATCACAATGGCTGAGGCACGCATGAGCCGCGAGCTTGAGACGCGCAGTCAGGAAAAGCGCGTGATCGCAAATACTGTTGGCGGTAATGAGTACCTGTCGTTGCCGGTTGATATGCGTGAGGTTCGTGAGGTCAAGTTAAATACATCTCCGCTGACTGTGCTGTCTTACTACAGTCCGGTCGCATTGGACGAGAAGTTTGCGTCAAATGGTCAAGGCAAGCCGCTTGGCTACAGCATTATCGGCGACGAGATCAAGCTGCGCCCAATACCAGACACGACATACCAAGTGGAAATTGTTTACGTCGGCACAATAGACGCCCTATCGGCGGCAAACCAGACAAACAACATTCTGTCACGCTCACCGGATGCTTACCTTTACGGAGCGTTGGCTGAGGCGTATGCTTACCTTTTGGATGAACAACGTGCCTCTCAGTACCTCCAACGCTTTAACTTGGCGATTGAAGAGATAAAAATTGATGAGCAGCGCTCACATTATGGCACCGGCTCGCTGGCTATGAGCAGCATTTACCAGCGACAAAACACAGCAGCGGAGAGCTAAATTATGTCTGCAATGAGTGATTATCTTGAGAATGAAATTCTCGACCATATTTTAGGAACCGGCGCATATACGATGCCGACCACGGTTTACGTCGGCCTGTCGACTGGATCGTTTAACGACGACAACAGCGGCACCGAGTTAACTGGCAATAACTACGCGCGTGAGTCTATTACGTTTGCGGCAGCGTCATCTGGTTCTGCTGACAACAGCGCGGCGGTTGAGTTTAATGCGGCCACCGGCTCTTGGGGTACAGTCAGCCACTTTGGCTTGTTTGATGCTGTTAGTGGCGGAAACCTGCTGATCCACGGCGCGTTGACAGCCAGCAAAGTTATTGCTTCTGGCGATATCCTTAAAATCGCAATCGGGGATATGGACATCACCGCAGCTTAGAGGCGGGTAAATGGCAACCGTTGCACCACTTGATAGAATAGGCGGCACACTAGACGCCCTATCGTTTACTGTTGACACGGTTGGCGACAGGGTCGCGTGGACTGCTATTGCGCTCGATCATATGGATGGTTGGGGTGCTTTAGACGCTTGGGATTATGGGGCGTTAGACACGCTATCCCTTGAGGTCAAGATCGCAGATGGTAGCGCCGCAGTATCCGCGTCAGCGCAGAGCGCCAGCGTCAGGCTAAAAAGCGTCTCAGCGTCCGTATCTGCCTCGCTGGCGGCTTCAAGCGATATAACCCGCATAAGACCTATGGTGGCCTCTGTCGAGGCTATCAGCACGGCTTCTAGCGCGTTTGCGCGGGTGCGTCCGTTTGAGGCTTTGGTTAATGCTGTCGGCACGGCCACTTTGGATGGCACGCGAGTGCGTACAGTTGAGGCAGCCGCAACGATTACAGCCACCGCAACGTCAAACTCGAACTTCCTGACGTTTGCTTCTGCAAGCGCAGACACCGCAATCACTTTAACTTGCGCGGCAAACGGCATATTTAGCGGCGCTTCATCTGGCGGGGTGGCGGTGACACCAGCCGTCACAATGACTATACTCGGTGAAGAGTGGACAGACATTGCAGCGTCGGCACCAACTTGGGGTGCAGCTACCGCTGGCGGTGCCGCTGTCTGGGCAACCCCGCCTGCGGGCGCAACTGGAAACTGGTTAGGGCAATGATACAATTTGGCGAATGGCTACCAGACCAGCCGGACTTCTTGAACGCGGGCGTTGTGACAGCGGAAAACGTAATTCCGGCTCTGAATGGATATCGCCCCCTTAATACATTTAATTCGTTGAGCAACGCCACCGGCGGCAGCACGATCAAGGGCATATATGCGGCTAAAGATAACGGCGGCAATATCAAGCTGTTTGTCGGTGACGCTGACAAATTATATACGTTTAACCCATCTACCAACAACCTTGACGACGTCAGCAAGGTAGGCTCTCCGGCCTATGACTTGATTTCCGGCGAGCGTTGGCGTTTTGTGCAGTTTGGCGAGTACGTTATCGCGTCCGGCGGCACAGGCGAAGAGTTGCAAAAGTGGCAGTTAGGAACGGACACCGCGTTCTCTGACCTGTCTGTTGATGCGCCTAGAGCAGACTACTTGGCGGTTGTGCGCGATTTCATCTGGACGGCAAATATCGACGAGGGTTCTGGTCGTATTCCATACCGCACAAAGTGGTCTGGGTTTAACGACATTACAAGCTGGACTGCTGGAACTGAGCAATCTGATTTTCAGGACCTGCCGGATGCTGGTGCCATCACCGGATTAGTCGGGGGCGAGTACGCCACAATCCTTTGCGAAAAGGCTATCTTCCGCGCCACATATACCGGCCCGCCACTGATCTGGCAGTTCGACAAGGTTGAGAGCCAGCGTGGCTGTAGTATACCCGGCTCTGTGTGTAACTACGGATCAGCCGTGTTTTACTATTCGGACAACGGCTTCCATATGTTCGATGGGTCAAAGTCCACGCCAATCGGAAACGAAAAAATCGACAAGTTCTTTGCCAAGGACTTTAACCCAGCATACAAAAACAGAATGACGTCGGCTGTCGACCCGCTAAATCAGATTGCCGTCTGGTCTTACACCAGCACCGCAAGCACAAGCGGCCAGCCTGACCGCCTGCTAATCTTTAACTACGCCCTTGGCCGCTGGTCTATAGGGAACGTCAACGCTGATTATATTGCACCGTTTTTTAGTGCCGGTTATACGGTTGAGGACTTGGACAACTTGTCAGCTACGATTGACGGTCTCACAACCGTCCTCGATAGCCAGCTATTCCGTGGTGGCGAGTTCTTTTTTGGTGGCGCTGTCGGCGATCAGATTTTTACGTTTACCGGAGACCCATTGCAAGCAACCATTACCACAGGCGAGGCGGCTGTTAGTATGGGCAGGCACTCGATTATTACGCGCGTCTACCCATATCACGAGGATGGCACTGTTGAGCTGTTCGTTGGTATGCGTGGAACGCCGACAGACACAGTCGCTTTTCAGGCTGGTGGCGGCACAAACCCAGACGGCTTTGTTCCGTTCAGAGCCGCAGACAGGTATCACCGCGTGAAGATGCTGCTTAGTGGAAACTGGTCTTTTGCCCACGGCATTGATATTGAGGCGCGGCAGGTAGGCAGACGATGACTATTGAGCAGCGCACCACAAACTTTCGCATATTAAATCCGGTCACGGCTACGACACGCGAGATTGCCGAAGTCCTAAACCGCACGATTAACGGCGGTTTGAACAGCGTTGGCTATGTGACGTTTCCGGCAAACACCACGCAGACCACTGTGCAAGACCCGCGCTATTCGACGTCTAGTTTGGTGTTTTTTACTGGTGTTAATCACGACCCTTGGCATCACAATCCGTATATAGACGGCACAAGCGTAGACGGCACTATGATTATTAACCACGACAATCAGGGACACGATGCACCATTCGCCTACCTTATTATCGGCTGAAGACCGAATGAGCGCTCAGTGGGAGCGCTGCTACAAGTGGATCAGCGACGCACTGCAATACGCTGGCGACACGCATTGTATGGAAGATGTGTACCACGCCTGCGCGACTGGCAAGGCGCAGTTCCACCCGCTAGAGAAGTCTGCTATTATAACGGAGATAGTAGATTACCCGCAGCGGTCAGTTTGTAGGATATGGCTTGCAGGCGGTGAGCTTGACGAGTTAATGGAGGCCGAAAAATCTATCGCAGTATGGGCTAGGTCTATTGGCTGCAACGGTATGGAGATAATCGGCAGGAAGGGCTGGCAGCGTCAGCTCAAAGATTACACCGCCACGTCGGTGGTTTTAGTGAAGGATATTAGCGATGAGTAAAGGCGGCGGATCAACAAGGACGGTTACGCAGAGCGTAAACCCACCAGCATACGCGAAGCCATTTCTTGAGTTTGGATTGTCTGAGGCGAAAGAGCTTTACGGCGATCAGCCAACATATTACCCCGGTCAGACAACCGTTGGTTTTGCGCCTGAAAGCGAAATGGCGTTGCAGGGCATCCGCCAGCAGGCTGTAACCGGATCGCCGTTTATAGGCGCAACCCAAGACGTCGTGATGCAAAACCTGATGGGTACTAACCCGCTAATGGCAGCGGCGTTTCGCCCTGTTGTCGAGCAGGTAGAGGCGCAAGCCTCAAAAGCTGGCCGTTACGGCTCAGGATACCAGCAGGCAGCTCTTGGGCAGGCGTTAGCGCCTATGGCTTACCAAGCGCAGCAGGCGGCTATCCAGCAGGCTCCACAAGCTCGCGCATTTGGTATGGCTGACCTTGAGACGCTTGCGGGCGTCGGTGCAGCGCGCGAGGCGCAATCACAGGCCGAGCTTCAGGCTGACATTGACCGCTTCAATTTTGAGCAGGCTCAACCGCTATCGTCTCTTGCGAACTATATGGCGACGGTGCAGGGCGGTACGGTTGGCAGCGACAAAGTCACGCCGTATTTCCGCAACCCGACAGGCGACTTCCTCAGCGGCCTTAGCGGTCTAGCTGGCCTCGGCAAGTCGTTTGGGATTTTATAGGTTAGGGGTTTAGGCATGAGTGGCATAGAAACATTTTTAAAGTTGCTTGAAGGCCAGCAGGGGGCAGCGCCTACGCCTATGGCTAACATTCAACGGCCATACCAGTTACCCGGTGGCCGTACTCCGCCTATGGCGCTTAGTGGGCTGCAAAAGGCACAGGCGGCGCAGCTTGCTCGCGGCACTGGCGGGCCAGCGCCTCGCGTCTTGCCTATGTTGGCCAATATTGCTCAGGGTAAGTACATATCCCCACTTCAAAAGGCGCTAATGCAGCAAGGGGCTGAACAGCCAGCGGCGCCTACTGCCCCGCAAGTCGATCCGGCCTCCAGCACTTTCGGTCAGCGGTTCTCTCGACCAACAACGCAAGCACTTTTGGGTGCGGCTGTTGAGGGCGCAGACGCGTCTGGGTGGAGCAAGACGCCAGTGTCAACAGGTCAGGTTCTGGCGCGTATGGGCGCTGGTGCTATGAAGGCTTACGGTGATGCTGAGGAGAGACTTGCGGCTCAACAAAAGGCACAGCAGCCAAAAATACAAGTCGCTGGAAAAGATATTTATAGAGTTTATCCTGATGGCCGAGTTGAGAGGCTTTCTGGAGGCGCAGGTGCTACCACGTCTGTAGAGATTAAATCAGAGGCTGGCCGGTACATGACCGAAGACGGTAGAATTATCCAAGCTGTTTTAGGCAAAGATGGTTCACTATATGAGGCCGGTGCAGCAAGCACAGATAAAAAGTTAGACCCATCAAAGCTTACAATAGTTGATCCGTACACGACCCTTGATTACAAGGCGGTTCAAAAACACAAAAAAGACGAAATACTGGCTCCAGAAAGAACTCTGAAAATAATTGATAGATTTGCCACTCAAATTGAGGCTGGCTCGCAGGGTTATTTTGACAGGTTAAAAAAGAGAATTTCGACTAAAATTAAAAACTTTTCAAGCAGCAGTGACTATTCAGAGCAGGAAGTCATCGACGCGCTGCAAGAGGGGACGCTTACTCAGTTGGTCGGAGCTGCCCGACTTGAGCTATTCGGCCCCGGCGTTATGACAGAGTTTGAGCAGGAAATGGCACGTCAAGTTTTGGCTGGCAGTTTTGACAACCTAAGAAAAGAAATTGCCTTGCCGCGATTAAAGCAATTTAGAGACGCATTTTACGATCAATATGTGAACAATGTAAACTTCTACAACAATCAGCCAATCGTTAAATCTCAAAAAATGACTTTAAACCCATACAGCGGCTTTGACTGGAGTAAGCTAGACGGCGGTCAAGCAGGTTCTGGCGCTCCAGCGGCAAGCGGCAATACCACAACCGGCGGGAATACTTGGAGCGTTATTAACTGATGAAAAAGATTAACGTACAAGGGCTGGGCGAAATTGAAGTTGACGACAACTTCTTTAAACTATCCCCAAAAGAGCAAAACGACTTCGTAGATCAGGCGGTTATTCAAGACGCAATAACCGGAACTGGTAAAGCGTTTATGAGTGGTATGCTCTTTAACTTCAGGGATGAGGTCGTTGCAGCTCTATCAGAGCCAAAGTCGTTCATCGAAAGTTTCTCTGACGAGAGCAAGGGCCAAGAGTATCGCAAGGAACTAACACGGCAAAGACTTTTAGAAAGCGCGTTCCGCCGCAAAGAGCCGGGGCTTGCTATTGGCTCTGAAATATTAGGCGGCGTATTAGTCCCCGGCGGTGCTATTGGTACAGCAGCGCGCTCAGGAACTGCCCTTGCGCGGTTAGCCAAAACCTCTGGAGCTGGCGCTGGCTTAGGAGCCGCCGCCGGATTAGGAGCTGGAACAGACGCCGAAAGCAGAGGCCAAAAAGCTGTCGAGTTCGGAGCCACTGGCGCTGTTTTAGCGCCGGTCGTTGCTGCCGCCGTGCCTGCCGCGCAGGCGGTAACAGCTCCTGTTGTGAGAACTGCTGGGCGGCTGTTTGAGGCGGGGGTTTCTGAGCCTAGTGTGCGTGCCGCTCGTATGGTTGCTCGCAGACTAAAGGAGGCTGGAGTAACCGGAGACGCCCTAGAGGCCCTCAAGAAAGACCCAAAGCCTATGGCGCTGGCAGACATAGACAGCAAGGGCGTTCAGTCTTTGGCTAGACTGGTCGCTCAGTCGCCGGGCAAGGGGGCTGAATTAGCAAGAAACCTTGACGTTAGGCAGTTCGGTGATGACGCTGTAGAAGGCGCCGCAAAACGTATTGAGCAAGACCTGATCGCCGCTGGTGTTCCTCGCCAGACAGCGCTTGAGGCTAAATCTGTAATTGACCAAATTAAAGGCACCAAGGCAGCAGACGCTTACAAGGCGTCTAACTCTTTTCAGGTTACGAGTGGCCTTCGGGCTAAACTGAAGCCTATATTTGATCGCCCATCTATGACTAACATTATAGGTCAGGCAAAAAAATTGGCGGCAGAGGAAGGAAAGCCTTTTTCTGGGACAACCATAGACAATATAGATATGAACGGCTTGGATTACATACAGCGCGCCTTAAATAAAAAAATTAACCGCGCTTACATGACCGCCGACACGCAAATGGGAAAGGCAATCAAAGACACCAGAAAAGAGTTTGTCGATATTCTTGATAATGCAAACCCAGCCTTTGCCGCTGCACGCAGTATGTATGCAGACGCGTCGGCTCGGCAAAGCGCCTTAGAGCTTGGTAGAAAA